CAAGAGTGTTCCCTTCATAATAATACAATTCAAAAACTTTTTTATCGTACCAAGAAAACTCTTCTAAAGCTACATCAATTTCTTGTAGCTTTAATAATTGAGTGTTATCTATTTTTTCAGTAGGCAAATTGTAAATGTTTTTATGATTTGGAATATCAAAATCCATATTATAACTGCCAAAAGTTTTACTGTTAGAATAAGAACCACCATCAATGTGTGTATAATATTTTTCATACTTGTAAAAAAAATTACTTCTTGTGCTTGATAATGCCCTGCGTAATGCTACTGCTCCATACTTAGTTATTCCTTTTATTCCATCTTTGTCGTATATTTTCCTTAAACTTTCTGGGTTCATCTGGAGGAAATACAGCATAAGTTCCTGAACAGCGTTGTCAATTTTATTTTTATCTGTTGTAATTCCATAAGCCATTTCATTAAACTTATCTGAGAGCTTTGCTATTTCTTCATAAATATCAGTCATCTTGTGGTTCTATTCTATCAATCTTGTCTACAGTTTCTTGTAACAACTCATCAAGCACTACTTTGTAAGCTCTAAGGACTGCTCTGTTTCCTTTAGTTTCTAAGGCTGCGAAATAACCATTTGTTGCAACTGATACGTTGATTGGTATTATCATTAGCCAGTCAAAAAAGTTGTGTTCTTTTGTTCCTGATCCATATGAATTATGGTATTCTAAAATAATATCAATGACTTCTAAATAATTTTGGTATCTTGCCTTTGTGCTTGTTTCTTTTACAAACTCTTCACACATTAATAAATAAGTTTCTATAGCTTGTTGGTGTTCTTGGTTTGCATAAATCGTTTTTCGCATACGCAAACTTATGATAAAAGTTTACTCGATTCCTTTATCTTTTTTTAACTTTTCAACAAGGTCTTTGTAATAACTGATTTTATCCTCATAATCAACTCTAGTAAATTTGACTATTGACTTAGCTAAATATTGTAGTTCTTCTGCTTTTCCTTCACCATACTTTGTGTCTAAATATAATGAGAATTTATACTGCTCACCCTGCTTGAACATATTACAACCGATACACTGTGGTTGGCAATTTTCTTCATCAAATCTTGTAGCTAGGAAACTTCTTGATTGGAAATGACCACATTGCATTCCTTTTTTATAGTATTTAACACAACCACAAGTGAAGCATTGTACAAGCCCTTCATCAGTTGCATCTCTCAGTCTGATAAAAAGACTAAACCATTTGTCTAGTTCTTTTTTAAGTTTACTAATTGACTTCATATACTCTTAATCAAATTTGCAACCATTTTCCAATCCTCATCTGTGCTAATATCTTTGTTTTTATATAATTCACGCAATGAATTTAAAGCATCTTTGATTTTATGCTTTTTTGTTTTTTTAGAACTTTTTATATTTACAGGAAGTTTGTCTGTCAAATCCCATTCTATAACATTTCTTCCTGTAATACTACATTCTTTTTCTCCTCTTTCATATATAACACCTAAGTCTCGTAGTTCTGTAAACCTAGAACTCACTCCAAATACTCCAAATGTAGTTTTGGCATTTCTTATTGCTTCAGAAGATGTGCAGGGAGCAGAATATAACAATGCTTCATAAACTTCCAACCTTCTTTTGCTCAATAATCCTGTTTGTTTAATTTCGTTGTAGCAGTCTATTGATGTTTGTCTTACTTTCATAATTTATAGGTTTTTTTCTTCTATTGTTAGGTAAATAATTAGTTAGTTGATCAAATCCAAATTGCATTTTAAAGGAGCTACACTTATCAGGATTGTAAAGTTTTTCTTTTGTCATTTTAAAATATTTGAGTTTGTATTAGTGGTTTATAACTTGCATCATATCTTTTGTTTTCTCCTTTTGGATATGGTTGTATTTTATAATTTAATTCTTTTAATAAATTTTTCTTTAGTTTTTTATTAGCTTTTATTTTTAAATATCGGTGTTTTTTTGTGTATTCTCCTAATGTGTAATTTTCATCTATTTTTGGTAAATTTGAAACTTTTAACCCTTTTGAAGTAATTGTTCTTGGATGTATTTCTTTTCCTTTATAAAATATTTGCCTTTCGTGAATTTGATTTAACCCACAATAAAGCCAATTAGTAGCTTGGTATATATATCCATTATGCCCAAATGTATAATCAGCATAAGATATTAAACATATATTGTTTGGTAATGTTTTAATACATTTAGAAACAAAAAAACTTAAAACATTTTTATCTAAATTTTCATTAATTACTAATCTATTTAATTCTAATGTTCTTATTCTAAGATTTTTAAATATTGATTCTCCATTGTTCATAACTCTTGGTGGGTTTCCAAATGTACAAATGCCAACTAATTTACTTTTATAAAACAATCCAAATGAATAAATTATTAAAGGTATTCTTTTAGCATAGTGTTTATATAATAGCCATTCTTTACATAATTCTTTTTTAATAGACAAAACTCTATATGAATTTTTTATACTCATTTTAGCAGCTTAATTGGTGGTTGGTAATAAGGCACATTCTTTTGTTTTAAAGTTTCTACTTGATAAGTGGCATCATCTATCACTTTCTTATGGGCATACGTCCACTTATAAAAGGTACGGATATTTAAAAATGGTTCATCTTTTCCAAATCTTACACCTAATCTAAAAGCATCTTGTATTTGATTAAATGTCATTTTACCAAAGCGTTTCTCTTGGATTAAATCTGTTGCAAAGATCTTACTTAGACTAGCTAGAGTTTTCGCATCTGTTCTATGTCCTATCTCAACTGAAGTTAATGCTACTAAGTCTAGGACTTTTTGTGTAAGCTCTTGAAGGTTTTCTTGTTTTAATGGTTTCATAATAATTTTTTAGCTTGTTCATACTGACTTAATTGTGCATCTAATTTACTCATTGTTGGTTTTTTATAGTTTCTTTTCTCCCAAGTTATGACTGCTTGTTTCCAATCTTTCATTTTGTTTTTACCTATCATCCAACCTTTAGATTCGTAAAAAGCTATGAATGCTTCTGCATCTATATTATTCTTACGCAATATACAATAATTTTTAACTTCTAAAAGATCTGGCTTTTTAAAGTATTTATTAGTTATTGTTATTTCTTTATTCTTATTAATAGTTGTTAAATTTTTAACTGACAAGTTGTTTAAAATTTGAAGGACTTGTTCTTCATTTATTTTAAAGTATTGTTTTGCAGGTATTCCTTTACGCTTAACTTCTATCAGGTTATGTTTTTTAAGCGTTTTAAGACACTTTCTTTGGTGATATGAGTTTAGCGTTGTGTCTTGTTCTATATTAGCTTCAGTATTAAAAAACCAACCATCAGTCATTCCATTAGCTATAAAGTATTCTTCTTTTGAAATTAGGTCAGCAAGTAGAATTGCTTCTTTTAATCCTACTTGCCTTGCCAATTCTTTATTTAATACAATAAAAGCTGTACTACTTAAAAGGTGTTTCATATAATCTTAATTGTATAATGATAATTTTTAAGGACAAACTTAATAATTTCTAATTGATTACTGAAGTCAAAATAAGATGTTCTGATTTTACATTTGACCTTATCATTTGTTACTTCTAAAATTACTTGTGAATTTTTATCAGCTTTAGATTCTTTAACTCCATTTTTAAGTAAATATTTTTTCATAAAATCACCATCTAAAAATACCTCCCTGTCCTCATCTATACTCTTGTAAGCCTTATAAACTTTAGTAAAGGCATTCCTGTAAGATTCACAGTTTGCATAATTATCCTTATGACACTTTTCATAGTGATAGATTAAAGTTCTATCCCTTTTAAATGCTTTAGCAATTACCTTAGGATGTATAGATTCTTCTTTTCTACCTATATAAGCAGCTACTGCTCTTGCAATGTGTAGTGGTCGTTTCCTGCTTTTTAAAGCAAGATCATCTGTTGTAAAGCCTAAAGCTCTAGTTGTAATTTCACAGATGTATCTGAAGTTGTCTTTTTCTATCATTAGAATGGCATATCTTCATCAGCAGTAACAAACTTGTTGCCTACTGTTTCTTCACCTATCTTAGCGATAAACCAACCATCAATATTATGGTAGTATTTGCCCTTAAACTCTCTTGAGGATAAGTTGACTGAAACACTAACCTCAGTTCCTTCTTGAACATCTCTAAGGCTTTTAACATTATCCCCAAAGAAAGTAACTACTACGTCTTTCTTGTATTTTACTCCTGACTGCTCAATTAAGATTGATTGTTTCTCCCAAGATTTACCAGCATCTGATGTTCCTGTTTCTCTGTCTAATTTTTTGACTAATTTTCCTGTAATTTTCATTTTTATTGTGCCTGTTTTTGCAGGTCTTTATTAATTAATTATTTGTTTCTTGGTTTAACATTCTCGTTAATGTACTTTCTTGCTTTTCAGACATTGAGTAGTTTCTCATCTTAGATCTTACTGCTGAACCTTTACCTGTATTAATAAACTCTAACATAATATTGTAAATGTCAGTAGTCATTTTAGCTTTAGCAATAGGCTCATTCACTTTATTACTATCAGCATCTTTAGTATCATCTAATAAAAATAAGTTTCCTAAAGCATACTTTTTAGCGTAAGAACTACTAGAACCAAAAGATTGTGCAATATCCATTCCTTTTCTTTCTGGATTTATACCTGCTTGAGCTTCTACAGACATATTAGTATCTCCATCTGAAATAGAAACTTTAGAGTTTAGAACTAAATATCCTGCAATCTCTTTTGTAGTTTCTGTAATGGTTAAATAACAGTTATACTTCTTTAGTAATGGCTTTACAGCTTCTAGTATATCTTCAGCACTTCGGTACTTGTACTTTCCAAAACTGTTAAACTGATTCTTTGGAGCTTTTAATTCGCTTTGTATAGCTATTAAATAGTCCTGCTTTTTTTCTGTTTTCATATATTCTGCCTATGTTAGTGGCTAGGACTTTTGCCTGTTAATAATTTTGTTAAAAATAATAATTTAATTTAATAATCTGAATACTTAGCCCAATTCTTTTGAAAAATATGACTAATATCATCTTCAGTAATTGGATAGTCTTCTAATTTGTGTACTGTATCTTCTATATTGCCCACATAAAATGCTTCGTGATTTTGAAGCTCCCTTAGTATGATTTTATCCTTACCATTTTCTTTTAAATCTTCTTGTATAGAATCCTTGTATATCTTATCTAATCCATTTATAACTTCTTCAACAAAAGGTTTTTCAGTAAGCATTCCCTGACCTAAGTTTACGTATTTTACATCATCTTTTCTTCCTTCTTCAAATTGTTTTTGACTGAAGGCAAATATTGTTCCAGTTCTATTAAAAAGTGCAGTTTGCTTTGCTTCCATATAATCGCTTAAATATTTCATTTTGTTTTTATGTATTTGGTTAATTGTTCTTTTATATATTCTAATTGTTCTTTGTCAATCCATTCTAAAAAGTTATAAGAGTCAAAACAGATTTGAAAGTCTTTTCCATATTCATCTGTACCTCTTAAATATACTTCGTTTTCGTGTGCTTGGAATGTATTAATATCATTCATTCTTTTGTGTATCAGTTTTTCTTCCATTATTTTAAGTTTAAAATTAAAGCTCTTTTATTTATTTTGTATGCTTCTTTATATTGCTTGAGCTTTTTATTCACAATATCGTTATACTCTTTTAATGTTGGTTTATCTTTTCTGGTTTCACTAAATACTATTTCTTCCCAATAGCTACCTTTCTTTTCTGTTTCGTAAGGAAAGGTTTCATCAAGATTAAGACCTGTAAGTGTACAGATGTCATCAAGAGCTGCATCTATTTGTTTTTGTGTTCCAAATATTCTAACTGCTGTGCTGATTTGATGACAGTCGTTATCAAAGCTGTAAAGTTGGCTATCCCATTTTGAGAATGTCTTGTATTCTCCATTAGGATAAAAGTAGTAGTCTTCGCATTTTAATTCCATTAGTAGTTGAGGTGTATGTGTAGAAATACTGAAGCTGTCATTAATATTATAAAAGAAGTATATAAAAGCCAAGATGGTATTTTATCTACAAATCTTTCCTCTGTGTTTTCTATTGTGTAATTCTTGTAGTCATTTTTGAATACAAATGTTGCAACTTCTTGAGCATTCATAAACTGAACTGATTTTGTCAGCTTGTTGGTTACTTTGTAGTCTGCTCCTGTTTTAATGTTTAGTGTTTTCATTTTATTTCTTTTAAATTAATTATGGAACAAAAATAAAACAAATATTTGGATTAACTGACATATTAACATAATTATTTACAAAGTTATTAACAATAATAATGTTAGTAATGGTATTTACTAGATTACAGCAACTTTAAGTGCTGTCTAGTGTATTAGTATAAAAAGCGTGAGAAAGTGTCTTAAAAAGCTAAAGGGTAGGGTAAAAACTATAGGCTACAAAGTAATACTATTACAATTAATAGCATATAAAATAAAGTAAGTCTAGTTGAGTCTTTTGTTTTCATTACAAAGGCATCAAAAGATTCAAAGGGGTTTCGCCATTATTTAATACTACTGCACAACCAACAGCAGGTCGTTTACCATACTTAGCGTAAGCCATAGCGTAGGACTTATGATTGATTCCACAACCGACTTGAGTTCCATACACTCTAAACTTCTTGCCGACATAGTGTTCTGTATAGCATTGTGTATGTAAATGCCCTTGTACTGTATTCATCATATCAGCACGACATTTAGTCCTAGCCGTTCCACCTTCACCGTGAATGTATTGTACCCCATCTTGTTCAAAGCGTTCTACAAAATCCCAATTAGGAGTTCCTAAAACTTCTTTATAAGACTTGATCCATTTACTTGGAATAGCTGAAGTCTGTGCTTTTCTCATTATAATTCTGTCGTGATTTCCAATTATAACTTTTGTGCCTTTTTCGTCAAAGGCATTGTACCATTTAGAAAGTTTTTCAATAGCTAGGTCTAATTCATCTGCTCCACCCATACCGTCAGCACTCGTTTCGTGATAGGAGCTATAATGATTATCTATGACATCTCCTATGAAGATTGTTTGAGTGCAGTTGTAATATTCGTACTGCTCTAAACAAAAATCAAGATAGCCTTCTAAACAGAATGGTTCGTGAAGGTCACCGATAACTAGAACATTTCTAGCTTCGGTTTCCCTCATTTTTTTTAATGCCACTATTTCGTGCGGCTTCAATCTATATCTGTTATCTTTTAGCAACGTCTGCTATTCCTTGAGCGCCAACTAATGTCAGTAATGCATAGTAAAGGTTTGTAGCTGTAGCTTCATCTACACCTAAAAAAGTTACAATTACAGGTACAACTACTGAACTCACAGCGTACCAGAACTTCTTTGACTTGAACATTTGTCCGATTAAAAACTTTTCTAAAAATTTCATATTATTTATTTTTGATTATTAAATTAATATTTGTGCCGCCTAAATTAAGTATTTCTTTCATCAATAAATCCATTGCTAAAGTTGAGTTCTGAACAAAGTCCTGTTGGCTTCCTAATCCTACTAGAATACAGCCGCTTGTATCTTTAGCTGAATTACCTCTATGAAATAAAATCCAATCTCGGTTGGGTACATCTTGAACTAGAAGGTGCAAGTAATCTCTTGTAGCTGATTCTCTTGCTAATCTTAATCTAACCTTATACTCACCTTCAGGAATACAAGATATACTTCTTTGATTGTCTTTCCACGGCAACTCTAAAGTATCACACATACGTTCACCATTCAAAAACAATTCACCGATGGTAGATTTTTTTGTAAATGTATCTCTTATGATAAGAAGATTGATTGTTGCCAAATTACTTGGAATAGACTGCGTACACTTTAACGCCTTTAACTTCTTTAATAAACTTCTTAACCACTTTATCATCTTTTATTGCTTCAGGTTGATACTTAGGATTTAAACTGTTTAGCTTACGTTTCTTAGGCATTATTTATTAGTGTCAAATTTAAAAAATTTATATATTGTATATGCTATAGAAAGTACCAAAGCAATGAAACTTAATATTTCATTTGCACTTGCTAAAGTAAAGCCGATAGCTGAACCATTAGCTAATCCTACTTGTAGTGTGTCTTTTAGGTCTGTCATTTTTTATAGTTTTTTTATCCAAGTAGGATTTTAATTTTGTTATATTTTTTGGTTTTGTTTTGTAGTGTTTCTTCATTATGTTAAATCAGGAGTTAAAAAATTCCTTAATGTAAGCCTAGTTCCTTGTCTTGGTTTTTCAAGGTTCATTCCATTATAATAGTTTTCAGATGATGGTGAAACATCAGCACCAGAATTTGTAGAAAAAGTAGGAAAACTAGAAATATTGTTTCTCAAGTAGTCTATCATCCTCTCTCTGTAGTAAGAAGCTGTATTTAAAATTTCTTCACGAAAACTTTGTGCTTCTGCTGTAGTTAATGGAGTTCCTGTTTCTGAGGTCTTGGAATAAATGTTACCATTTTCCACCTTATGCCTTAGATAATTAAAAGCGTGATAAAGACTATATCCTGGCAACATATCGCCAATGTATTCATCTACTAAAGTCTTATCTGCTCCTGCTAAAGTACCTGCTATAATTTCATCTTTCAAATGTTGTGTTAAGTCAGTTCCAAGTGCAGTTTCTACATAGAGTTTTTGAGCTTCTTTTACAAACGGAAGTAGTAAATCTACATCTACATTTAAGTTGATTGCTGTGCTCTCTTTGAGCTTAGTTTCTGATATAAAGAGTACGTATGACATAGTTATCTTGGTTCTAAAAATCCGTTATTTTTCATTCTTTTTGGTGCTTTTGCTACTAAGCCACTATTTCTTTTTAATGTAAACCCTTCACTGATAGCTTTTACATCTGATATTATCTGACTATCTTTAATGTTAGATTTAGCATTTCTTAGTGATGTTTTATAAACGATTCTTTTGAAGTAATGATGACAGTTACCTCCTCCTTTATAAAGCCAAATGGAATACGTTGCAGCCCCACGTGGTCCCCACCCTGGATTTACAGGCTTTTTAGTTAATTGTAGCAAATCTTCTTTTCTATAAATTTTATTAGATGAGGTCATTAACTTACAAAATTCTCTAGTTTCTCCTTCTTGACTTAAAGCAGTATCTTTAGTGTACATATATCTTACTTTATAGTAATCATCATAAGAATCATTTACACCATCTTGTGTACTTCTTTGATTAGGTCTAGCTGTTCCTGTTGAAGCTAATTCTGTTTTCCCTTCAACTAATTTATTTAATTCAGCTTCAAAGTCAAAATCTTCGTGTTCATCATTTACATTTTCTTCATCAACTATTTCCCAATCATCAGGTATATCCTCACCAAATTCTTCTATAAATTTAGAAAGCTCAGTTGCTTCAGAATGCCCTTCACAAGCCATATAAGCCGTTTTACCGTCTAAATCGTGTGAATGATACCCTTCACACCCTAAAGTCTTTGCGTGAGCTTCAGCTTCTTCTATGGTGCTAAAAACAGGCTTTCCATCTACCATTCCAACTTTACTAAGTTTTACATCTTGCTCTACAGTATCTTCATCACCTAAAGGTTCAAGTCCTAATTCCTCTCTGATTTCATCTGTAGTCATTACTTCTCTGATAGTCTTAGAATCAAATTGTACTGTAATTGGTTTAAGCTGCACAAAGTTTACAGGCAAATCCATATTGTTTACTTGAAATATTTTTCTAAGGCTTTTAACTAATTGGTCTTGGAATGGCTTGATAACAGTATTGAGATAGAAATTTGCAGCGTTTATAATTTCATCTGTATTTGAACTAAAACCATTAGATGAATCTATACCCATAAGCGTTTTAGAGGTTACTCTGTGCCCACTTAAGATGTTTGAGGTAAGTAGCTCTTGTAATGCTAAATATTGTTTGTCTAAGTCGCTTGAATTGATTGGTGTTATTTCAGGAGTTCTTGTCTTATCGTCTGAGAACGTGAGTACAAATTTTCCTGCATTAGTTTCTGAGCAGAATTTGTCTGTCAAACTTTGTTCTATTTGGAATCGTTCTTCTGCTGTCGGTACGCCATTAGCAAAGGATATCATAAAAGATCCTGCGAAGCCATTTGAGATGTTATTTAAATGAAACTCCGATACACGACCATCAATTAACGCCCAGTTATTGCAACTAACGTAATCAGGCGTATAGTATGAGTTCATATTAGGACTATATAAACCTGAATACATAATTTGATTAGCTGAAGTCCTATCATTTACATTAAAAGCAGGAACGTAATAAGGTTTATTCATTCTTGTATTTGACCAGTCTGCTGAGATATAATAACCTTTAGTTTTTCCAAACTCATCAGGTCTTGCACATCTTATTTTAGAAGCATCAACGTGATAGATTTCAGCGATTTGTGTACGATCTTTACTCCAAACAACGTTCAAGGCGAACCCTCCTTGTAGCTTAAAGTCAAAAGATAGTTTCTTTATAACTTCGTGTAGGCTTTCATTACTGTTAGCTCTATTCATAAAGTTTTGTAGCTTTATTCTAGTTTCAGCATTTCTATCCTCTTCATCTTCTATAATCAAATCTTCACCTGCTATCATTTCAGCAGTAGAATTTATAATGGCAGCAGATATACTACTTGAATAATAAAGGTCTATCAGAAACTGTGGGTATAAGTTTCTCCATTCGCCATTAGCATCTCCGTACTCAATCCAATCTTTTCCACGTACTTCCTGAATTACAGGAGCTGTACTAGTTTCTAAGTTGATGTTGATTATATTATCTTTCATATTTTATTTTTTATAGAGTTGACAACCTTTTGTTGACATTCGCTGTTAAGGTTTCATTAGCTTCATCGTAAATCTGTATTTCTCTAATCGTTCCATCAAATGGATTAAGGTTTGTTTTTCTTACACCTATTGAATCAATATTAGCTGTTCCTGTCATAGCTGCTGAAGATGCTTGTTGCTCTCCATTCCAAAATAATTTTAAGTCCCCACTACCACCTGTTCTTGTTATTACTAAATAAGACTCGCTTCCTATTAAAGTTCCGCCATCTAATTGAAGGTCAACTCTTGTTTGGTTGTCTATTCGTACAGCAATTTTATTGGTTGAAAACACTTTAACTAACTCGCCATCTTCTGTATTATCACCAACGATTATACCACCAGGATCTGTTATGTTTAATCTTACACCAATTGTGAAGTCATTTGGCAAAGTTATTTCGCTGCTATCTGTAGAGAGAAAACTTGGTGCAGTAGGATCAAAATCTAAAACACCTGCTGAAAATGCAGGTTGATTTGCAGTTGTATCTTGAATCATATCAAACCCTCTAGTGCCTGAGTCTGCCCACAATCTAACATCAGTACCTGTCAAGCTAATTCCTGTATTAAATTTATACCAAGCTGCTAGACTTCTTTCTAAAATAGGAGACCACTCATTGCTTCGTCTACCAATAGTAACTAAACTCAATGCTTGTTTTAGTGCTAACATATTTTATGTAGTAAATCCTTCGTAATATCCGATTCCAACACCACTAGTCAAAGTGATTGCTGTTATGTTCATAAACAAGGTAGTTCCTGCAGGTAGTGTCGTTTGTAAAGCTGCTTCACCTGTTGCATCTGCGACAGTTATTGCGCTTACTACACTTGTTACAGGAAAGTAAACACAATACCAATCTTTACCTGTTTGTGCTACAGTAGTAAAAATTTCTGTGCTACCATTTTTCCCTAATTGCTCTGTTAAAAGCTGTTGTACATTTTCTATTGCCATTTTTTATTTTATTTTATTGTCCGTAATATATATAATTTGTAGATGCAGGAGCTTCTCGTTGTGTATATTGAACTTGCTCTGTTCCTACTACATCTGTTACATTTAAAATTCCTTTAGTTACTAATCCTTTAACTACACCATTTGCATCACTGCTAGTTAATACAGTCGTTTCTGTAGCAGGTGCAGTAGCTTCAGTCAATGTCGGTGTTCCTTGCCAACTTACTTCATAAACTTCATACTTGTAATGTCCTGAAGGAATTAAATTTACTTGAAATAAATACATATCAGGAGTTGCATTGTACAGAAATAACAAACGAGTATATCTTGAATAAACCGCCCTAACTTCAGGGTAAACATAATGAACAGCACCATCCATATCATTAGTTATCTTAAAAAGAAATCGTAACTGACTTGTGCCAACTGAAGTGTCAATACGATTATCTTCTGTTGAAATGTAAGCTGTAAAATTGGATATTGTATTTGCTTGTATCATTACACTATATAATAGAAAAAGTCCGTTTTTATTTGGTATAAAAGAAAAGAGGGCTAAAAAGCCCCCTAAACTAAGAATATATGAAAACTACTAATTATTTTAAGAAGTTGTTGGGAAAGTCCCTGCTTCATTAATAAATCCAGATTGATCCCAAGGATTTGTAGTGTAATCTTCTAACATTGCAAATGGTAATGGCTCAAGTCCTGTGAAGGTTAAGGTGTAACCATTCCTATCTCCGAATGCTGCTCCAGAATCCATTGTTCCTGTATTTAATTCCATACCATTAGACATACCTAATGCAATAAATACATCGTGTCCATTAGCTAGTTGTTGGTTAAGCTGTGCAAAAATTCTTACTTTACTTTTTGCTAAGAGCTTAATTTCGTTCTGATCATCTTTAGTTAGTCTGTTAAGAATAACATTTACGCTTGGAGTGTAGAAAATAGTTCCGTTCTCGGTAGAGCCTGTAATAGTGTCTGTTACACTAGCTACTCCAAGAGGTGTTACGTATTCAAAAATAGTGCTACCATTCCAATCTATTGCTTCAATTTCTAAAGAGGCTGCTGATTCATAAGTATAAGTTACATCAGTGTCATATACTGAAAAGAATATTTTTTTTACACCCCCTGATATTCTATTACAGTCGAGTCCTCTCCCGCGTGTAAGTGCTGTACAAGCCATAAGTGATTGTTTTTAAGTTGTTATAAAGATGGAGGGCTTTGACACCCTCCCTCTCCGTTTTTATTTTATTTACGATACTAATACAACGTCTGCACCAATACCTACTTGTGTTCCACCTGAATAACGAGCTACACAACGTAAATTATCACTGCCGTCGAGGTTAGACATATCTAAAAGTTGAATTCTAGTTTGGTCGCTTAAAAGGTCAGTTCCGAAGAACAAGTTTGATCTTTCTGCTGCAACTAAAACATCATTATTCATTCCTGGACAAACTGCGATTTTTATTCCTTCAAATACTTTTACATAGTCATCATTCATATTAGCATAAGGGAATGAAGTTAATGCAGATAATGCTGAAATGTAAACTCTGTAAGATTTTGGACTCATATAAATATGTAAATCTTCTTTTGTGTAAACTGCTGTAGGAATAGCTGCTGTACACGCTTGTAAGTTAGCGATAATGTTAGCTGCATCATATTCTGCACCTGCACCACCTGCATTTACTACATCATTAACAGTTGCATCTGTAACTAAGTGTCCAACTGCTCCTTGTACGAATCCTGTAAACTCTCCTGCTGTTGCATCATTACCACCCCAGATAGATACTTCTGTTGCATCTGCTATAATCTCACCTAAGTAAGAAATAACGTAATCATCAAAAGATGCTGGAGGTGGTGCTCCTGCTCCTGCTCTCATTTGTAACGCTTCCCAAGAATCTAGTAATGTAGATTTGCAAATGTCCGTATTTACTTGTAGGTTCTTTGGAGTAAGAACTGCTTCAGTCATTGCTAAAGTACCTGCTTCTGTGAAGTCACAAGTTGCGTCTTTTACTAAAGAAGAACCTGCCATTTTTTGTATGTTACTTTTGTACTTGATATTTTCTATCATAGTCAAGAAATCCGTTGAAGTTGCTTGACGTAATGCCGCAGAGATGTAAAATCCTGCTGCCTTTCCTGCATAATTGCTAGTCGTTGATAATGCCATTTTTTTTTATTTATTTAAGTTATATATGAATTGCTCTCTTTTTGTTAGTTTTCTATAATCTGCTTTTGATAAACTAATCTTTTCTGAACTGAATTTATTTGTATTTATCGGAGCTTCAGCAGGTGTTTCTGCTAATTCCGTTTTTAATTTTTCGTTCTCAGCTTTTAAGTTTTCTAACTCATCTTCTGCTGAAAATTCTACTACTTCTTTAGTAGTTATAGTTTTTGGATTTGTAGAAGGCTCAGTAGTTTCTTCAGACATTTCTTCTGAATCACTTTCACCTAATCTTGATTTTATATCTGCAATTGCATCTTCAAGGTTTTCAACCTTATCTTT